TTATTCCCTTAGAGTTTTCAGGCGATAAGTGTGCAGAACTTGACCGCTTTAATCATGGTGATGTTGTCACTGTATCATTTATGATACAAGGTCGTTCTTGGACGAATCAGGACGGAGAACTCAAACGTATGGCATCTATCCGGTGCTACAAAATAGATGCGCGTGGTGGTGTATCGCAATCCCAACAAACAACATCGGTACAACAGCCAGCGCCACAGTCGACCTATCAGCAACAGCCACAGAATTTCCCGCCTCCGGTTGATGTTAATGGCAATGTAAAGGACGATTTGCCTTTTTAGCGTATGTTGTTCGACTTGAAGAATGAATTTCAAATACCCAAGTTCAAGGAGTATGTAAACAAGCTGTTTAGTGAACGTGCGGTGGTGGAAGTGAAAAAGAAACTACCTAACCGCACGCTTGCCCAAAACAGCTACTTGCATCTTCTTTTAGGGTATTTCGGTAGTGAGTACGGTTGCAGTCTCGACGAAGCAAAAATTGATTTTTATAAGAGGACTTGCAACCGTGATTTGTTTGAGAGAAAGACGGTCAACAAGAAAGGTAAGGAAGTAACTTACTTAAGAAGTTCTGCCGAGCTGACAACAGGTGAAATGACCTTGAGTATTGACCGTTTCCGAAACTGGAGCGCATCTGTGGCAGGTATCTATTTCCCTGCCGCTAACGAACAACAGATGCTTATCTACGCACAACAAGAAATTGAACGTAATAATGAATTTATTTAAAAATTGAGATTATGAAGAAAAGAAAATTTCCCCAAGATGTAGCAAGATTCTTTCATCCTGAAAAATCAATCAACCCTAAATCCAGCGGTATTCACCAAATAGAGAAAGCCTCTCAAAGAAGCTATATTCCAGTTTATAATACTATGGGTACTGCAAGAAAGGTTTACAATGAGTTTGGCAAAATAAGTTATAGATAATATGGACAAATTTTTAGGACAAGACATTCCTGAACAGGAACGATGGCAGTTTCTTCAGGACAATGCCGATGCAGTGGAGAAAATCGGTTATACTCACCGATTCACACCCGAAGAATTGGCGCAAAAGAAAGAAACATTAGCTGAAGTATCAATCACCATCAATGATATTGAGATAGAAAAGAAAGAGGCTATGGACGAGTTCAAAGAACGTCTGAAACCTTTGAACGAAGAAAAGCAGGAACTTTTGGACCACATTAAGAGAGGTTCTGAGTTTGTAGAAAATGAAGAATGTGCCAAAATCCTCTATCACGAGGAAAAGATGGCAGGATTCTACAACAAGCTGGGCGAACTGGTTTATAGCCGTCCCATTATGCCACAGGAGATGCAAAAGACAGTATTCAGTATTAACCGTAAAACAGGAACAGAATCATGAGTGAAAACAAAATCAACCTGGTAGTACCGAAGGATTATAACGGTACGCCAATCGAAGTAGTATTACGTGAAGGTAAAGCACCCGTAGCACTTGACCCGAAAGAACCGGAAAGAGTGATTATCAGTGGAACTATTGATGCACCTTACAGATGGCTGGAGAAGCGTGTCGAACTGATCAATCAGAAATCGGCCAATATCATCGTAAACCGTGACAAGATGGGACTGGCTCTGACTATTGATGAAACCAACTACTATCAGACTGAAATTAGTGGAGTATTACAAGCTTCCAAGGAAATGCTGGAGTTCGGTATCAACACCGACAAGAAATGGGAACCTATTAAATTATCCCAATTCTTCAAGATGCACCGTGCTTTCTTCAAGGATAAATCTGAAAATATGATGCTGGTTTCTACTTTGAAGAACTTCAAGGCAAAAGTTAATCAGGACATCGAACGCAGCAAGGAAGAAAACGGAAGCAAGACGGACAATTATTCTCAGGTTGTTGATTCTAATCTTCCGAAATCTTTCAAACTGAATATCCCCCTGTTCAAAGGATTTGCCTGTGAAGAAATCGAGGTTGAAATCTATGCAGATGTAGATGGCCGAGACGTTTCCCTTTCTCTCGTGTCCGCCGGGGCCAACGAGGCCATTGAAGAATACAAAAACAAGGTGATTGACGAACAGATTGAAGCAATCAAAGGTGTTGCACCTGACATCGTAATCATCGAAATCTGATTGATTATGGAATACATACCCGACTGGTACGTCCCACCACAGTCTGATTGATTATGGACTGGGGGAACGATTATCCGGAAGAACCGGATGAATACGAATTTGACGATTTTAATTTTGAATGAGCCTACCTTGAATGGTCTTATAGGGCGCAAAGGTTTATGCGGGTTCGATTCCCGTTGCGCCCACGCACATACATAGTGCTCTGAGTGTGTTTTTCATAGTATTGTCCGCAAGCCTAGCCGGGGTTACGCCAATGGCACCGTGTCGGAACTGCGGACTCAATGGTATCGTGGCGGAATTGGTAGACGCTATGTAGACTTTCGAGATAGGTTCGTAAATGGGAGGATATGGATTTTCAATCAAAACACCTATCATGCAGGTTCGAGCCCTGCCGGTACCACAAACTAAAATATAATTATATGGAAAAGATTTTTGATAAGGATTTTAGAAATGAATTATTCTGCTGTTTGAAAGAGTCTGGAATGAAAGATGAAGAAGTAAGTAGGATAATTAAAAAACGCTACAAGGAGGCATTGAAGAATGCTGTTATTAAACGATTAAATACTGTTGTAAAAGCAATCAAAGAGGATAATCTTGAAGAAATAAACACCATTGTAGATAATAGTCCTTCAGGTGATGGCTATGGTTGTGATAATTGCTATATCTCTTTTAAAGATATTACTGATTGCGAAGATATTGGAGACGTTATAAATGCTTTGAGATAATGGATGAATTACTTACTGGTAAGATTTGTCCTTATTGTGGCAAACCAACTGAATTTGTAGATAGTTCTGTAATCTACGGGCGTTCATACGGCATGATTTATCTCTGTCGGGATTGTAGGGCTTATGTAGGTGTACATAAAGGGACAGACCAAGCATTAGGGCGTTTGGCAAATGCAGAACTGAGGGAAGCCAAGAAAGAAGCCCATTTCTATTTTGACCAGATCGCCAAGACCAATCTTATAAACAAGATTTGGAAGAAGCATATCCCAAATACATCGAATAGGAATAAGGCTTATTTGTGGCTATCCATTCAATTAGGGGTACCACGTGAAGTTTGTCACATAGGTATGTTTGATGTGGAAGACTGTAAGCGAGTTGTTGAACTATGTAAACCAATAATAGAAGAATATGGAAACAAAAAAAGTAACTAAAATCGTTTACATCGCTAATGATGGAAAAGAGTTTCTTACAGAAGAAGAATGCAAGAAGCATGAAAAGTATGTGAAAGAGATTTTGCGAAATATTTCCTATTTCTGCATCCGTTGCCACCCTGATTTAACTGAAACAGGAAACTATATGCATAAAATATATGCAGCAGTCCTTTCTAAAAATGGATTGTTCAGTAAGGAAATCGCATTTCAATGGGCTTTGAAGAAGTTTGGTACTTACTTAGGGGAAAGCGTAATGGGATATGGTTTCCAACCCAATTTTAATGTAAGTGAAGTTTCTAAAGAAGAATATGAAGAATGTCCTGCTACTGTATGGGGAGGCACTCCATTAAAAAGTGAAAAGATATTTTTAAGTCCTCAACAAGTAGATGGATTTCCAAAGAATATTGATTACATAAAAGAATGGGGATTCAAATAATGCCGTATTATATCAAGAAACCAAAAAAGAAGAAAGAAAAGCCTTTGCCGTTATTTGACAAGGCAGGTATCAAGATTAAGAAGAAGCCGGATTTAGTGGCCAAACTCGACAAAGTTTTCAGCCGCTATATCCGGCTTCGTGATTGTATGCCAAACGGGTATTTCCGTTGTATCTCATGCGGCCAGATAAAGCCATACGCACAGGCCGATTGCGGACACTTCCATTCGCGCCGCCACATGGCCACACGCTTTGACGAGGACAACGCCCACGCAGAATGCCGGGCGTGCAACCGATTCAGTGCTGACCATCTGATACAATATGAAAAGAACTTGAAGGTCAAAATCGGTCAGCAACGTTTCGATAAGCTGGCATGGAAGGCCGGACAAACAAAGAAATGGAGTGATTTAGAGTTAATGGAACTCACAAAGTATTATAAGGCTTTGGGAGATAAGTTGGGTAAGGAGAAAGGACTATGAATGAATTAAAGCCCGGAACATTCGTAATGATGGTAAAAAACGAGGATGGATCATTTTCTCCCGTTGGGATGAATAAGGAACAAGCATACATTGTGCTTTCTTTTTTAAACCGTTTGAGTGAGGACGAACCGATTATCGTAAAAGACAACGAGAAATATGTACAAGCTACGTGATTATCAACAAAAGACTAGTGATGCAGCGGTAAATTTCTTTGCCAACAAAGCCAAGAAGAACAATGCCATCATGGTGCTGCCGACTGGGGCAGGGAAGAGTCTGGTAATAGCCGATATTGCTAGCCGCCTTGAAGGGCATACGCTGGTATTTCAACCTAGCAAGGAAATACTCGAACAGAACTATCTGAAGCTCTGTTCGTATGGTATTCTGGACTGTTCCATATATTCCGCATCATTTGGGCGGAAAGAGATTTCAAGAATAACATTCGCTACGATTGGTAGTGTTGTCAATCATCCTGAGCTTTTTCAGCATTTCAAGAATATAATTATAGATGAATGCCATCTGGTTAACCCGAAAGAAGGAATGTATAAATCATTTCTTTCTATGCTGAAGTGCAAGGTGCTTGGATTGACGGCTACACCTTACCGTCTTTCATCAAGCAGGGATTTTGGCAGTATGTTGAAGTTTATCACCCGGACCCGGCCTTGTGTATTCTCTGAGGTCATTTATCAGGTTCAAATTTCCACCCTTTTGGATATGGGTTATCTGTCAAAACTGAATTATTATGAAATGAACCCTTTAGGATGGAATGAACTTAATCTGAAGGTGAACACGACCGGAGCCGACTACACAGACAAGTCTGTCGTAAAGGAGTATGAGCGTATCGATTTTTACGGGTTTCTGGTCAGCATTGTGCAAAGACTAATGAACCCTAAAAGCGGGATAAAACGAAAAGGTATATTGGTCTTCACGAGGTTTTTGAAAGAAGCTGAACGCCTTACCTGGTCTATTCCCGGAGCGGCCATCGTTTCAGGAGAAACCCCAAAGAAAGAGCGAGAGAGTATTCTTGAGGCATTCAAGGCCGGAGAAATTCCGGTCGTGGCCAATGTCGGCGTACTTACTACCGGATTTGATTACCCAGAACTGGATACGATTGTCATGGCACGTCCTACGATGTCTTTGGCACTGTGGTATCAAATAGTCGGTCGTGCTATCCGTCCGCACCCGAGTAAAGAGGCCGGATGGATCGTTGACCTTTGTGGAAACAAAAAACGATTTGGAGAAGTGAAGGATCTTCGCCTTGTTGATAGTGGAAATGGTAAATGGGCAGTGTACTCTAATAACAGGCAGTTGACTAACGTAAGATTCTAAAACTATGGAAGAAGGATTTTTGAGGCTAAGCCGCAGGTTTTTCTCGAATGAAATGTGGAATGAAGCCCGTACTTTTAGCAGTTGCGAAGCGTGGTTAGACTTAATTCAGTCTGCACGATTTGAGGTAACGCCCCGAAAGGAGAGTATCGGAGGTCGAGAAATCTCTTATTCAAGAGGTCAATATCCTGCATCCATAAGATTTCTGTCACAGCGTTGGAAATGGTCTGAAAAGAAGGTGCGTTCCTTTCTTGTGCATCTTAGAAAGAAAGGTATGATAACTGTTGAGTGCAATCAAGGAATGAACCTTATAACCTTATGTAAATATGAAGAATATAATCCAATGGGCACAACCAAGGGCACAAGTAAGGACACAGGTATTGAAAAGGAAATCAATGAATTAAGACACGAATGGGCACAACTAAGGGCACAACTTGGGGCACAGCCCATGAACAACAATCTACCGCAATCCGAACTTTTACAAAAATCAGGGCACACAGAGGGCACAAATACAAAGAAAGAAGAAAGAGAGTATATAGATATATCTCTACATCAAAAGAAAGAAAATACTCCTGACGGAGTATCAAAGAAAGCCAAGCTTTCTTCGCCATCCCCCTCTGAAAAGATTGATTACAGCGGATTGATGGAATACTATAATACCACATTCAAAGACAGACTCCAGCAGATAAGATCAATGACTGATGTGAGAAAAAAGGCTGTAAAAGCCCGGATAGCCCAATATGGGAAAGAGTCAGTGAGGAGTGTTTTCAATCTCATTCTTCAATCCCCGTTCTTACTTGGAGCTAATGACCGCAATTGGAAATGCGACTTTGATTGGATTTTCAAACAAGCAAACTTTACTAAAATATTGGAAGGAAACTATAATGGGACAAGACTTAGTAAAAATCAACAGGATAGCGAGCAGCGAAAACGTGATTCAGTTCTTGCAGTCGCTACAACCGTTAGAGAAGCTGCCGCAAAAAAGAGAAAGGAACTTGAAGCAGAGGGCGTTATTGAATAAATATCCCGATCCTGCACAATTCATTCTTGATTACAACCCTGATTTGCAGTTCAAACTTGTCAGATGTAATGCAACCCATTCAGAACTGGCGTTGAATGACAGCATTCCGAGTTTAGGGCTATTGTCTTCTACTTATGGGGATGAAACACCGATAGAATGGCTAAAGATACAATTTGGTTCATTGAATGACTTTGCAGAAGTTTCAACCAAGATAGCGAAAGAGCAACTTTCTGAACTATCGGAGATATTCCTTTCGGAGTATTATTATATAAATGCCGCTGAAATCTGTTTTTTCATAGCACGGTTTAAGTCAGGGAAGTATGGGCGGTTCTACGGTTCAATAGATCCATTGAAAATAACAAGTGCGATGCTGGACTACGTTTCTGAACGTCGGAAAGATATTGAACGGAAAGAGCGTGAACGATACAGAAACCAACGTGAAAAAGAGATAGAGGAGCGTGGAGATAACAGAATCTCTTATGCTGAGTACATTGAAATCAAGCACCGTGCTGATGCAGGAGATGAGGAAGCTAGAAAAATGCTGATATCACCATGAGAATAACCGTTTACTGGGTAACAAGAAATCCGGATGTTATCGTAAGAATCCGGAAAAAGTTCAATATCCCAAGTTATACTTCCGTGAACTACGAAACAGAATGTGAAATCAAGAATGAAGACTTTCCACTGTTAGAAGAAACAGAACGAAGGGGATTCATTCGAATTAGAAATAAGAATACACGATTATGCAAGGAACAGACAAACTGAATACGATAACCAACATCGTATTTGTCCTCACGGACGTTTTAGAAACCAACCTTCTAGAAATGCAGCAGCAATACAAGAAAGAAGGCTTTGAACTCAGACACGATTCAAAAAGAAACTTCAACACAGCCATAGCCGCGATAAAGAGATTGAAAAGTGATGTGAATCATTGCAGCGAATCCACTCAGGAAAACTTCGGCAATGATTCTGACATGGTGAACGCCATGTTGCTCACACTGATTGACAGATGCGGTGATGATGACAACCTCGCTTATAAGATGTACGAATACATTAAATCTTTCCCGTCCAAACTGAATCTAGACTTGGATTTGGATAATGCGTTCAGCCACCTGTTTAAAAAGGAGAAGTTATGAAATCGCAGAAAGACATCTTAAAATCCATTGAAGGTCTGTCCGATATAGAACTATTTGTTATTGATCTCTTTTGTGGCGCTGGTGGCTTATCCGAAGGTGTGGAAGCAGCACGATTGGATGGAAATAAATGTGCAAAAGTTGTTTGTTGTGTGAACCATGACAAGAATGCCATTCTTTCACATGATGCCAATATCCCTGATGCACTTCACTTTATTGAGGATATCCGTACACTGGAACTTTCCCCGATAAGCACTATTGTAGAACGTATCCGTCAGCTATACCCTGATGCCATGATAATGCTTCATGCCTCTTTGGAGTGTACTAACTTCTCGAAAGCCAAAGGCGGTCAGCCGAGAGATGCCGACAGCCGAACGTTGGCAGAACATCTCTTCCGTTATATTGATGTTATAGACCCTGACTACATTCAGATTGAAAATGTAGAAGAGTTTATGTCATGGGGAGATATGGATGAGAATGGGAAACCTATCAGCATGGACAAAGGCCGGCTTTATCAAAAGTGGGTGCGCAATGTCAAGAAGTACGGTTACAACTTTGAGCACCGCATCTTAAATGCTGCCGACTTCGGTGCCTACACCACAAGAAAACGCTTCTTCGGCATCTTTGCTAAAAAGAACTTGCCGATAGTATTCCCAGAACCGGCCCATTGTAAAGGTGGTAGGCAAGATATGTTCTCGCGGCTGGAGAAGTGGAAGCCGGTAAAAGATGTGCTTGATTTCTCTGATGAAGGAACTACCATCTTCAGGGAAAAGCCTCTTGCAGAGAAAACGCTTGAACGTATCTATGCTGGACTTATCAAGTTTGTAGCCGGAGGAAAGGATGCTTTCCTTTCCCGTTACAATACGGTTCGCCCTCAAGACACATGCAAATCAGTTGATGAACCATGCGGAGTGTTGACTACTGAAAACCGCTTTGCAAAGGTACAGGTAAGTTTCCTCTCCAAACAGTTCAGCGGACATCCCGAAAGCAAGAATGTGTCTGTAGAAGAACCGGCAGGTGCAATCACCTGCAAAGACCACCATGTTTTTGTTTCTGCTTATTATGGAAATGGACATAATCATTCGGTAGACCTTCCAGCTCCAACGGTCACAACGAAGGACAGGATGGCTTTAATTGAAAGCCGATTTATGTGTTCTTATAACTTTAAGGATACAGGAAAGGATATTAATCAGCCTTGTCCTACACTTCTGACTAAAGACAGACTTTCCCTTGTATCTCCATTTTTTATGAATCAATATTCTGGAGGTGGTCAGGTGTCTGATATAAACTCGCCATGCCCCGCTGTTACCACAACACCGAAACAAAACTTGGTAACATGCCAGCCGTGGATAATGAATACTGCATTCTCAAATGTAGGTAGCAGTATAGAGGAACCCTCCCAGACCATTACCGCAAACAGGAAATGGCACTATCTGATGAATCCACAGTTCAACAGTGCTGGCGGCTCTGTTGATAGCCCCTGCTTCACATTAATAGCCCGCATGGATAAGATGCCGCCCTATCTGGTAGCAACAGAAAGCGGTCAGGTAGCGATTGAAATCTACGACAATGATAGTCCTATGACCGTGAAGATAAAGGAGTTCATGGCACTGTATGGCATAGTGGATATTAAAATGCGGATGCTTCGCATTCCGGAACTCAAAAAGATTATGGGATTCCCTGAAGATTATGTTTTAATAGGCACACAAGCTGACCAAAAGAAATTTATCGGGAATGCGGTGGAGGTTACACAAGCGAGAAAAAATACTGAAGCACTTTGCAAAGTATTGAGAAAGTTGAGATTGAAGAAATCAAAAGAAATAGCTTAATGGAAAATGGAAAACTTATATTAGATGCCTGTTGTGGCAGTAGAATGTTTTGGTTTGACAAATATAATCCTCTTGCCTTATTGTTGACAAACGTTCGGAAACACTTACGGCCAAGGACAGAGATAAGATTAGGATAATAGAAATAAGACCTGATATAGTGGCTGATTTTACCAACTTGCCATTTGAGGATAGCTCTTTCTACATGGTCGTGTTTGACCCGCCACATTTGAAAACACTTGGCAAAACATCATGGATGGCAAAGAAATATGGTAGGCTTCCGGATAATTGGCAAGAAATGATAAAAAGCGGTTTTGATGAATGTATGCGTGTCCTAAAGCCCAACGGGACATTGGTATTCAAATGGAGTGAGAGTGAAATAAAAGTCAATGAAGTTTTATCCATTATACCTTATAAGCCTTTGTTTGGGCATACCACTGGCCGACAAAGTAAAACGATATGGATGTGCTTTATGAAACTGCCAATTAACTAATAACGGAACAGAAATGAATACAACCTTTGAAAAATCGGCTAATAGTACCGATGAATGGTACACACCGAAAGAAATTATAGACGCATTGGGTGAATTTGATTTAGACCCATGTGCCCCAGTAGCCCCCCCCTATAAAACGGCAAATGTCATGTACAACAAAAATGACGATGGATTAAAACAGGAATGGAAAGGTCGCGTTTGGTTGAACCCACCTTATTCCCGTCCTCTTATAGAATGTTTCGTTAAACGGATGGCAGAACATGGAAACGGCATTGCTTTACTTTTCAATCGTTGCGATTCAAAGATGTTTCAGGATGTGATATTCGAGAAGGCAACGGCAATGAAATTCTTGCGTAACCGAATCAGATTCTTCCGTCCAGACGGAACTCGTGGAGATTCTCCCGGCTGTGGTAGTATTCTCATCGCTTTTGGTGAGGATAATGCGGAGGTAATAAAAACTTGTGATATTGCAGGTAAGTACGTTAGAATAAATTAGAGCAAAACTGAACAAATATGAGCAAACTATATAAAGTAACTATTTTCGGGGAATCATTCCTAATCGGGTGGTTCCCTTTCTCTTCACGCTGGTATAACAAGCTAAAGATAATCAAATGATAGTACGTCATTTTATAAGAGTTCCGGTTGGAAGTACTGTCTATTGCGACAATCAGCCGGTTAAAATACTGGAGAAAGGATATGCCCTTGCTCTATGTGATGTTAATGGGAAACGGGTATATATCACCTGCTATGATTTGGAAAAGAAACCATTCGTCAGCACGAATGGGGAAGAATGAAAAAGAGCCAACCCACGCACGACCATGAATCAGCTCTTCCTTACACGATTATGATGCAAATATACTATTTACTTTTAAAATAATCGTGTTATGGAACTGGATTTTAACAAAATAATTCGTCTTAAAAAGATTCGTATCGAGAAATCAGAACTTTCAGAAGAAGAAAACGCCTTGACCACCCCAATTTTGAAAGACAAAAGCCTTATCCATGAAATCTACAAAATATTCGTTGAGTTGCTGAATGAGAGAGGATGTCCACCGAATATTGACAGTGTTACCCAGCGGAAGAAGTTCATTTTCATTATCCTGTATTTGTTTTCTCCAAGCTCGCTTGCTGGTGGAAAAATGACAGCAGGGTTACGTGAAGAGATGTCAAGGGTGCTTGGGGTTCAGTCCAAAAGTACAATTTCCGACAATTGTGCTGATGTCGTGTTTTTGTATCAGAACTATGGGGATTTCAGCGGGGATATAGAGTATCTTTATACCGAAATCGTAAATCGGTTAAGAATCAAAGGGCTAATCAATTAATGAGCCGGGGCTTAGCGCTCCGGCTTTATTTTACTTTTTAGGTGTTCTTGGGCCAGTCCCTGTGTTTGTTGATTCATTAAGCGTTCCTTTTTTACTACTGCGATGTGAAGGAATGTTTTTAGTAACTTTAGTTTTTGGGGAACTGGGCTTCTGATTGTTTGTTTTTGCCATAATTTTTATATTTTTGAGATTAAGAATTTTCCAATTAGAATGTACCCTATTATAAGTGAGATTATTTTTATAATGAAAATCAACCAGGAAATTGTATTTAGCCATTCCGGTTCATTAACATCTATATTTTCGTCTTTATTGTTCTTTTCTCGCTTGCATAAATAATAGCCATACCATACAAATGTTGATATAGCATATTGCAGTAAATCAAAAAATAATGAAGCGCACAATAGTAATGCTGGTAAATATAATTCAGTAGGTACGGAAATATCGTTATCTGTCTTATTAAAAATCCATATAATTGCAAATCCAGCAAAGCATAATTGGCGATTTATATCACTAAGTTTTCCTGAGATTTCTTCGTAAGCATCTCTAATTTCTGATAATTTCATCATAATATAACTCCTTTCTTTTTACGTTCTAATTCTCCCTTCCTAATAATGCAGATTGCATTTTCATAAGGCTCTTCCGTCTTTTGCCAGTAGTTCAGAAGTGACTGCCGGGCAATTCCGAGTTCTTGGCTTGAAAATACATCATAGATGGCAGCAGGTGAAGCAAAGTATCTATGCTTACCTGTCGCTTTCATTTCTACGTGTATAACTCTCCTTTTATCTTCCTTTTCCATGATGCAAATATACTTATATAATTAGTATATGTTACGTAAAATAATATATTTATATTTTATTAACTATATAAATAGTATTATATGTTACGTAATATACTATTTTTGTATCATCAGAAACGAAGTAATAACAATTAAAAGATATATGATTAAGGCAACAAAGAAGATTGATGAAAAGAAAACATTGAAGTATGCAGTAGCATTCTACTTCTGTACATCAGGTAAGATAAACTTCATGTTAGGCAATAAAAGGTATCAGCATATAGATACTGTTTATGACCAAAGAGAAGACGGTAGAGGGTTTAATACTTGTGAAGTCGTTTATAACTACAAGGCTCAAAGGTATGAGGTTCTGAATGTAGATACAGAGATAGGCAACAAAGAGATTACGATATTAAATAATTAACCAGCAGGGCGAAAGCCCTGCGCAATATAGAAGAATATGAAAGAAAATATATTTTTAAAAGCAGTTATAGAAAAACCGTTATTGAATAATGAACCAGAAGTTTTACACCTTTTCGTTCAAATTATCAATGAAATAACTTCTTGTATGTCAGAAGACGAGTTAAGAGGCTGTATGAACTCTTTAATAGTAAGATACCCTTATTTTAAACTGTTTTTCGATTATGGTTTCGGACATAATCATATGTGGGTGAAAGCATCAGGTTCTTTAGAAAGATTGATATTGGTTGAGTTCTAATCCGGTAGCTTTCGAGCTGCCACAATATACACGATTATGAAAGCGGATTTAGTTTTAGTTATCAGCCCTGAAGCCCCACTAATGAAACAACTGGGCAAGGTATTGGGTAAGCTATGTACACCATACGACTTTTCTACCATAGAGAGAGGCGAGAAGTACATCACCATACAGCATGATGAAACAGGGCTTGTAGTGGCTTATACGAGTGAAGAAAGATTGAATGTGAAAAATTGAATGCGAAACATTAAATATAGATTATAAATGAAAGGTAATTGTACGTTAGAACTTGATGTAGACAGTGTGGCATTGAATAATGCAATGTCTAAAGCTGTCAGTGATGCTGTAAAAAGCCTCAATATTGAGCAGATAGTAAATGCAGAAGTAACAAGAAGAATAGGCAAAAGCGTAAGCAAATCAATACAAGACGGCACATTTGTTAGAGCAGTTGCAAAGAATGTAGCCAAAGAATTTGATGCAAATATCATTGTGTCCCTTCTTGATATTGAAGAGCTGAAAACTATGGTTGCAGAAAAAATCAGTCAGAAAATAATTAGTAAAATGGGGATTTAATTATGAACTCAATTAACGACGAAAGAGGTTGCAGCGTATGCCAGCCCGGTAAAGAGAATTACACTACCTACAACACCAGGTTGAGAGGTAAGAGAGTGAGAATGTACAGTACGATTACCGTACTGAAAGTGGTGAACTCTTTGCTTGTTGTGCGCCTACCTTAGAGGCGTGTAGAGAAAGACGGGATAAATGGCTTAGTTCACGACAATAAGCCGATTGTCGTGTATAACGATTGAAGATATTTCGTTATCTTTGGTTGTGGTAGTACCTTTGGGGTACTATCGCGGGGTGTAGCAGTGGTAGCTTTTCACTTTGACTTGGTGAAGGTCGGTTGTTCGATTCAGCCCCCCGCAACTATTGAGTATTAATTAAAAAAATGACACGATTATGAACATTCTTACATTAAGCATCAAACAGAAGTATTTCGATGAAATCTTGGCAGGCAAGAAAACCCACGAATACCGTGAAATCAGACCAACTAACGCTAAGAAGTATATCACTTACCTATGTAGCGGTAAAGAATATCCGGCTGATGCAGAACTGCCTGAAGAAGGTGAGGTAGAATTGAAGCCTATCAAGTACGATGCAATCAAGCTTCTGACAGGTGCATATACAGGTAAACGTCCTTATATTATCGTTGAAGTGAAAGCAGCAGAAGCTGTTATTCTCACAGATGAAAACGGTAATGATATTGTTTACGAACATCAAGGCGAAGAATATCTTGCTGCACAAATGAATTATACTTTGGGCAAGATATTAGAAAAACATATAGATTGATTTGTTTAATTTTTAAAATTAGAAAGCAGAGTCGCAAGAAGAATTAACAGAGTAGCCGGGCCTCGCAGAAATATGAATGGTGCAGGGGCAGGTGGTAGATTGGTTGCCAATCGTAGAGGTACAGCAAGTGCCACACAGTTAGGATCACGCAGACAGCGTTACAGTGATCTTCGTACTTCATTTGGTTTAAGTGGTGGCTAGCTATGAACAAAGTAGAACAAGCGAGTCAATATATAGACCTCATTCGGGTAAAATCGAATGAGGCTTTACTGTTTTTATCACTTGGTAAAGATTCGCTTGTTCTGCTTGATTTAGTCTATCCGAAGTTTGACCGGATTGTTTGCGTGTTCATGTATTTTGTCAAGAATTTGGAACATATTAACCGTTGGATAAACTGGACTAAAGCCAAATATCCGAAAATAGAGTTTGTTCAAGTACCACATTGGAATCTTACTTATATTCTCCGTGGCGGTATGTATTGTGTGCCAAATCCGAAAGTAAAGCTATTGAAGTTGGCAGATGTGGTAAAGGCTATGCAGCTTACTCATGGAGTTTATTATACATTCTTGGGCATGAAAAAAGCTGATGGTATGAATCGTAGGCTTATGTTGAAAGGGTATGAGGTAAACGGTTACGAGAATAACGGTATGGTTTATCCTTTGGCTGATTGGACACAAAAGGATATTCTTGCTTATATGAGGCAGCACAATTTACCCGAACCAGTTCGATATTCATTGAAAGCCAGTTCGGGAGTAGGTTTCAATCTTGATTGTATGCTTTGGATGGAGAAGAATTACCCGCAAGATTTACAGAGAATTTACAGAGTTTTCCCGATGGCTGAAAGAGTGCTTTGGGAGTATCATAATCAACAAAATTAATAAGGAGGATTGCTGAGTCAGAAAAAGAAAGACAAGAGAACAGATATATGCTCAGGCAGAAAGATTGAGCGAAGCTAACTGGAGAAGAAAAAATACATGGAGTAGCAGTGCTGCAAGCAGGCGTGCAAAACAATCTCGTGATAATCTTATAGCAAGAGCCGAAAGGAATACTCTTCGGCAGAGAGGTTTCGGTCTAAGTAATGGCTAATATGGAATTATCAAAATACATAAAGAGTGAATCGGTGGAACTTAATCGTTCTGCCATTCACTTTGCGGATTATAATCCCCGAAAACTTTCCGATGAATCACGTAAGACACTGAAACGTGGCATCAAGAAGTTTGGTTTAGTCGGTGGAATTGTCGTGAACAAGCGTACTGGTCTTACCGTAGTCAGCGGGCACCAGCGTTTGTCTGTCATGGACGAATTGCAAAAGTTTCCCGATAACGACTACCGCATTCGTGTTGATGTCATAGACGTGGACGAGCAGCAGGAAAAGGAGTTAAACATTCTAATGAACAACCCTAATGCACAAGGGACATGGGATTTTGACGCTCTTGCCCGTATTGTTCCTGATATTGACTGGAAAGATGCAGGTCTGACCGATGCAGACTTGAATATGATTGGTGTCGACTATCTTTTGCAGACCGAAGAGGAAAACTCTATTGCGGATGCTTTGTCTGATATGATGGTCCCAGTTTCCGAACAGAAAGAAGCCGATAAAGCCGCCAAGCAGTTGGAACGTGTCGAAAAGGTTGCCCACATGAAAGAGGTCAAACATCAGGTGAAAGAAAACGCACAGAAGCAAGCCGAGAACATGGATGCCTATGTGGTGTTGTCCTTTGATACCTATGAAGCTAAAGCCGCTTTCTGCGAAAGGTTCGGGTATGAACCAGATATGAAGTTTATAAAGGGAGAAGTTTTTGATGAACAAGTAGAAAGAATAGATTAATTATTGGGAGGAAAGCTGAGTTAGAAAGAAAACATATAGCCAGTTATATCAGCAGTCCAGACGAATAATGTACAACGCTGGAAGACAATACGGGTTAGGTTCTGCAAGACAAAGAAACATAAGGGATAGAACGAAATCCATAATGGGAAGATATGCTGAGAAAATAGATAGCTATTTCTCAAAAAGAGGAGTTGATGTCTATGGAAACAAGCCAATTTCTCGCCGTGTCTATATGGGTAACAATAACGGTTAAAATTATGATTGGCGATTTTATACTTTGGATAAGGAATGTTCTAAAGCAAAACCTGTTTTGTGTTCATCATTATGTTTGGAAAGGTAGTGTGATGTTCTCTGAGTTCAGGTATGAACAATGTGAGAAATGTGGAAAATTAAAGAAGTAATATGAGCAATAGTGAATCTCAAAATAGAAAAGGTAAAGGAGGAAGAAAGCCTAAGTTTGATTATACAAGCGAGGAATTTCTTTCTCTCGTGGAATCGTATGCCAAAAAGGGATTCACTGACAAGGAAATTGCTTATGCCATAGGGATTTTGCCTCAAACATTCTGCGAAAAGAAAAGTGAGTACACCGAAATATCCGAAGTCTTAGCGCGTGGGCGCGCGACAATCAATGCCACTGTAAGGGCTAAATTCCTTGCAATGGCTCTCGGTGGCATAAAAACCAAAAGCACCGTGGTAAGAAAGCTCCGTGATTCAGAGGGAAATTTGACAGGTGAGGACGAATTACAAGTTAGCGAAAGCGAGTTGGCTCCTAATTTGCAAGCAATGTCCGTTTGGCTGTACCACCATGATGAAGATTGGAGAAAGATTGAGCGCAAACAAGATGAAGACGCTGATATTCCAACAGACATAGAGCATGGCATTAACATTGATTCTTGGATTAAAGACAAGCTGAAATGATAGTACCTCAAGAAATTTACCATCCATTATACGAGGATAAGGAAAAATTTATAATTCTTATTACCGGTGGGCGTGGTTCGGGAAAGTCTTTCAATGCTTCTACCTTTATTGAGCGGTTGACTTTTGAAATGACTCCCGTAGAGAAAATAGTTCATCAGATTCTTTACACCCGTTACACGATGGTTTCTGCCGGTATGTCTATCATCCCCGAAATGATGGAGAAGATAGATTTGGACGGTACCACGAAATATTTCAAGACCACAAAGACGGACATAGTCAATAAGATGACTAAGAGCCGTATCATGTTTCGGGGTATCAAGACTTCTTCCGGAAACCAGACAGCAAAACTGAAATCCATTCAAGGCATTACGACTTTTGTCTGCGATGAAGCGGAAGAGTGGACAAGCGAAGATGAGTTCGACAAGATAATGCTCTCCATTCGCAAGAAGGGTATTCAGAACCGGATTATCATTATAATGAACCCATGTGATTCCAATCACTTCATCTACAAGAAATACATTGAGAAAACTCACAAGCTTGTAGAGATTGACGGAGTGCAGGTGCAAGTCTCTACTCATCCGAATGTACTTCATATCCATACTACGTATTTTGATAACTTGGAGAATCTTTCACCGGAGTTCTTGAAAGAAGTGGAGGATATGAAAGCGAACAATCCTGAAAAGTACGCTCATGTCGTTATTGGTCGTTGGGCTGACGTGGCAGAGGGTGCGGTTTTTAAGAAGTGGGGTATTGTGAAAGAATTCCCCCAATGGGCGAAGAAAGTAGCTATCGGGCAAGACTTCGGGTACACAACAGACGTTTCAGCAGCCGTGAAGTGTGGTATCGTAGATAATGCCTTGTATGTTGATGAACTATGTTATCAATCAGGAATGCTCACAAATGCGCTTGCTGACAAGGTACGTCCTTATGGTTTGAAAGTGTTTGCAGAATCCGCTGATCCTCGACTTGTGGACGAAATCAAACTTCGTGGCGTGAATATTTATGGCGTAGATAAGTCGGGGCCATCAATCAAGGCAGGAATAGATAAAATTCTCTCTATGGATTTGTATGTAACGGAACGTTCTTACAATCTTATGAAAGAATTAAGAACCTACGTATGGGATAAGGACAAAGATGGAAATTATATCAATGAGCCAGTAGATAAAGATAATCACCTTATGGATGCAATAAGGTACTATGTTTTGGGTTGCTTGCTTGGCAAAATTCTAAAACCGAAAGATTTAACTGGAATATTCACACACTAAAAATATAGATTATGCCATTAACGCTTGAAGAAATATTAGCATTGCCTGACATCGGGCAGAAAATAAGCTACTTAAAGAAAGGTAGAAAGACCGAACTTCCCGACCGTTGTAAACTTTGGGACGACTGGAATCCCGAACGCCATGAAATCATAGTTGACAAGGAGAAGTACCCGGATAGAAAAGTTCTTGAAAAGGAAGCGGAAAAGGTTTTCGATGAAAAAACTGGTAAGACTTATGAAATCGAAGCAAAGTATAAGACTGAACCGGTGAACCGTATTTCCATTCCATTGGAACAAGATATAGTGAATATTCAAACTGCTTTCACGGTCGGCACAGAACCGTCTATGGATTGCATTCCGACTGATGATGATGAAAAGAAGCTGCTGGATGCGGTAAAGGCTGTATTTAAATCCAACAAAATCAAATACCAAAACAAGAAGATTGTCCGTGCCTGGCTCTCCGAACAAGAAGCGGCAGAATATTGGTATGTTACCGATGATGATTCGTTTTGGGCAAAGTTTTGGAAGAAAATAAAGACTTCTTTCGGTGGCAAGGTCAAGCCCACCAAGAAACTGAAAAGCGTGTTATGGTCTCCATTCAGAGGTGATAAGCTATACCCGTTCTTTAACGACGAAGGTAAAATGATTGCTTTCTCACGTGAGTATAAAAAGAAGCTCATGGATGATTCGGAGGTCACCTGCTTTATGACTATCACGGACAAAATGGTTTATCAATGGGATTTGTCTAAAGGGTATGAAGAAAGAACGCCTTTTGCTCATGGATTCCCAAAACTACCGGTTCTCTATGCTTATCGTCCTGAATCTTATTGCAAGAAGATAAAGACATTCCGTGTCCGGCTGGAAAAACTGTTATCTAATTATGCTGATTGTATAGACTACCATTTCTTCCCACTGCTGAAGCTAATTGGAGATGTAGAGGGTTTCATGGGTAAGGTTAAGGATAGAATGGTCAAACTTACAGGTGAAGGTGCGGATGCCCAGTATCTGACGTGGAACCAAGTTCCGGATACGGTACGTTTTGAAGCAGAAACACTCACTAATATGGCTTATGATATGTCAAACACTCCAAGAATATCCTTTGAGACGTTGAAGGGGGTAGGCAAAGCATCAGGAACCGCTTTCCGCTTTATGTTCATGGGTGCACATATGGCGGTAGAAAATCACGGTGAGGTTATCGGTGAGTTCTTGCAGCGGAGAGTAAATTTCATTGTTTCCGCTTTAGGCTCTATCAATCCAACCGAGTTTAGCAAGGCATCGCAGACCATTGACATAGAAACAGAACTGGTTCCATATATGATTGATGATTTGAATGATAAGGTGACTACTGCCGTTTCCGCTGTCAGTGGTGGCATCTGGTCAACGCGTGAGGGAATCATGTTTGCCGGAAATGCTGATAGGGTAGAAGAGGAACTTGCAGAAATCAAGGAGGAACAAGGGGCAAAGAATAGTAATGCAGCGTTTCCTAACTTCAAGGGATAATTCATTACTTCATGTTTTTATAGTACTATTGAGCGGAGCTAATTTAGTTCCGCTTTTTTTATTGCTAAATTCTATATTATAGAATATATTTCTTGGAAAAATTTTATAATTCAAAATTAATTCATATTTTTGCATCAAATAAATGAGATATGAGAATTGTATCACATAAGAAATTGAAAGAGTTCTACGAAACGAAAGGCTATGAAGATTCACGCATAGCTTTAGAACGTTGGTATGATATAGCGGAAAAAGCTGAATGGAAGAACCTATCAGACATTAAAGTAGATTTTCCTGCTGCTGATTATGTAGGCAACCAGCACTATGTATTCAATATTAGAGGTAACAATTATCGACTGATAGTAGTTGTAAAGTTTACAATGGGCTATATTTTTATTCGGAAAGTGTGTACCCATAAAGAATATGATAAAATAGATTGTTCAACCATTTAAGATACAGGATATGAATAAAGTTAGTAAAGAACAATATGAATTTGCTTTGGCAAGAGTAGAGGAACTTCTGCCATTGGTTGATGATAATACCCCTGCAAACGATAAAAATGCGGTGGAGCTTACAGTTATGTCCGATATTGTGATAGCATACGAAAAAGAACATTATCCGATAGAAAAACCGACTGTTGCGGAATTGATAGAGCTATCTCTTGAAGAGAAAGGGATGAGTCAAAAGCAACTTGCTGGTGAGATTGGAATAAGTCCATCGCGTGTGAATGACTATATTTCTGGACGTTCGGAACCGACCCTCAAAATTGCGAGGTTGCTATGTCGAGTGTTGAATATACCTCCAGCCGCGATGTTGGGTTTCTGATTAGTTCATAAGAAGAATATTTAGGCGTGATTCATTCGGTTTCACGCCTTTTTTATACCATTTTACGACAATCGTTTCATTGTCGTGTATCACCTATCTGATAATTTCTCACATAGCTTATTAATGCCGAAATTTACCGTAGAAATTTATAAATCAAATTCATACGGTATGACAATCTTAGAACAAATCTTAGCAGGCCTTCAAACCAAGTTTTCTGGGGTGGATGCTGCTATTCTTGCCCGAATTGCCACTAAAAAGGCAGAGGGTGTAACGGACGCAGGCCAAGTACCTACCATTGTGGAGGGAATTAGCTTTTCGGACGTGCTAACAAATTATGGTGATTTCCGTGCCGGGGATGCTTCTTTCAAGTCAGTTCAGAACTACGAGAAGAAGCATAACCTTAAAGACGGTAAGCCAGTCGAGACTACCACTACTACCACAACCACCAAAGCGGAAGACAAGCCGGATGATATGGCTACCATCATTGCCAATGCAGTGAGTGCAGCCGTTAAACCGCTTTCTGACAAGCTCGCTCAGTTTGAAACGGAAAAGTCGCAAGCAACCCGGCAGGAGCAGATTATGGCAAAGGCAAAGGAGTATGGTATTCCCGAAAACTACGCCAAACGATGCGCCATTAAGGACGATGAGGACTTGGACGCATACTTCAAGGACTTGAAGCAGGAGTTTGCGAATGACGGCTTTAAGGGTGTAGTTCCTCCAGATACAGCAAAAAAAGAACTGGAGAATGAGACTCAGGCGTTTGCGAAAATGATTGCAGACGACACTAAAGAAATTGTAGAACAACAAAAACAGTGATTTTATGGCAGCAGGATTTAAGTATAATCTTGAACCGGAAGTTGAGCAGGAAGAACGCTACGACGTAGAAACCGGACGCAGACGCAGAGGTCCGTACAAGTTGGACACAACCAACCTCGTTGTCGGCTCGTACTTGCCCTCATTCACACCGATTGCAGCTGACTTGGTGAAGAAAACATCCCAAGTGGCTATCCGTGTGGAAGTATATGAGAAGTTTACAACAGGCTCCAATACCACATTGAAAATCAAGAAACGTTCTTTGGCTTACAAAGGTATGCACTTGGGTAACGGTGCGCATGGAGCGACAATCAACGCTATTGACAAGGCTGACAAAGCTTTTGATAAGCTGACGTTAGCGGCAGACTTTGGAGAAAATCTAGAAGCTGGAACAGTTCTTTACGAAGCGACAGCCGCAGATGGTACAACGCCCAAAGTTATCGCAAATTCAGCTCTGTATGAAAGGAAGCAGGTAGAGGATGGCATAGTATTGGTTTCCCTTTTGATGCGTGCGTTTGAAATCGAACCGACCAAGCTGGTAATGCCTTTCGCAGATATTGACAAGGCGAATATGCCGCACTTCCAGTTTAATGCTCAGGATGTCAAACAAGAAAAAGACACTGTATCAATTCCTAAGGCTTCTTCTAGTCAGGACGGTTTGATGAGTAAGGAAGATAAAGCCAAATTGGATGGGGTTGCAGCACAAGCTAACAAGTATACTTTAACAGCAGCTACGCCTTCTGCTCTTGGAGGTGTAAATCAGGCAGCCAAAGTGAATGATGCATCTGGTACGGTGTCGGTAGAAAACTTTAACGGATTATTGACAGCGTTGAAAAACGCAGGTATAATGGCAAAATAAAGAAAGGAGGACTAATATATGATGCTAACTATTCATACATTGTTTAATGACCCGAACATTGTAAATGCAGTGATTCAGCGTGTCCTCAAGACAAGAAAGGACACAATTTATTGGCAGCAGTATTTGGGCTTCCGTAGGACTACTACTCGTGTATTTAAAGACTACATCGGTCAGGTTACTGGCGTGATGGCTGGTTCCATCAACTCCCGTTATGGCGAAAAGCCTATCCGTGAACGCAGGAATATCGGTTCCGGATATGGTGAGATTGCCTATTTGGGTGACCGCTATCAAATCTCAATCGACCGTTTGTCTGACTTGCAGGACTTGATAGATAAGTATAATGCCGCCAAACCGGAAGACCAGAAAGCAGCCATGCGTGACATCGTGGACTTCATCTATGACGATTACCGTCAGGTATTGCTGGCACCGCACAAGCGTATGGACATTATCGTAGGCTCTCTGTTGATGACTGGAGCAGCAAGCGTGAAGAACAAGGACGACAATGCCGGAGGAATTGACTTATTGAACATCGACTTGCCGTTCAAGTTTATCAAGCCGGACACAGAGGATAAAAACTATTTCGTCACTTACTTGCAGCAGAAACTGAATGAGCTGAAATCTATTTACGGCACATTCCCCAAGATGATTATGAGCCGTGGCACATTCGTCAAGAACATCATCGGGTCAAGCGAGTTCGGTGATAAGTTCAAGATGCAGCTTACAGGTAATGAAATGTATATGTCTACCGGGATTATCACCTCGCAACTGGCTTCTACCATTTTTACAGGTATCGGACTTCCGGCTATTGAAATCAAGGAAGATTATGTGGTAGACCAAACAGGTAAGAATATCCCCATTTATGCAGATGGTCGTATTTCCCTGCTTCCGCAGGATAAAATCGGTTATATGCGCTTCCACACTCCTTATGAAGCTGTGGATGGTGTACCGGGACGTAATTACACTCAGGCAGATGGCGATATGCTGATTTCAGGTTACAAGGACGGCAATGGTCGCTATCTGGAATACACAGCCGAATGGATTCCGCAGATTGCGAACCCGAACCTGATTGTGAACTTCGATTTGAGTGAGATGAACGCATGACAGTAAACGATTATATATTACAGAAGTTTCAGACCTTCGGCGTTAACTTGTCGGAGGCTGACCTTTTCGATATATGTCTGAACGCAAAGATAAGCGGAGGGGGGGAGATGAACGAGGATTGCCAAACACGGGTGTCGGTGGCAATTGCGAAGTTCATCCCCTCTCTATTGCTTCGTGCCACTTCCATCAGCGAAAGCGGTTTTTCTATGTCTTGGAACATTCAAGGCATTAAGGATTATTATTCATTTCTGTGCAAGCGGTACGGTTTGAAAGACGAACTGGGTAACAAACCTAAAGTGACTTTCTTATGATATTCGCTCCACACATATTGCAGGTAAAAGTTATCACCCCAATGGATAAGGATGAGTTTGGCAGACCTATTCCCGGAACAGGTGGTGAAAGCTGGCAGGAGGTGTGCAAATGCCGTTGTGATGATAACACTACCAAAGAGTTTTCATCTGATAACGGCTCTGTGTATCGTCCGAATTATCATGTGGTATGCGAGAAGAGAATTACTGTCAAGGCTGGTGATGAAGTACGTTGCATGGATGGTGATAGCGTAAGAGGTCAAGGCGAAGTTTATACAGTGAAGAGTACAAACTACTTTAACTACTCGGAATTATGGATGTAGATTTCGATTTCTCAGATGTCGACTCCTTTTTCGATGAAGGAGAATGGGAGGTCGAAAAGAAGATGATTGATGTAGGCGATGAAGCCGTGAAGTACGCAGAGGAACATGGGGATTATCAAGACCATACACTCACTTTGAGAACGTCCAATGATTACGATGTCAATAAAGACGGTTTGACATTGAAAAACGAAGCGGAATACGCATCATTCGTAGAATCTAAAGGGTATGATGTTTTGAGTAGTGCTGCTTTATTTGCGGAGAAACGATTAAAAGAAGAATTTGAAAAATGAAAAAGTACATTGGAACAAAACAGATTGAAGCAGAACCTATGACATTGGGTGAAGCTTGCAGTAAAGGCTTGGTAAAAAGTGAAATAGAAGAGAATGAGTCTTATAAACTAGGATATCACACTCGTACTGAATATGGCTATGAAAGTTGGTCACCCAAAGAACTGTTTGAAGAATCATATCGAGAAGTCAAGAAAGAAACTCCTATCTGTTTCGGTGATGCTATCGAAGTGTTAAAACAAGGTGGGACTGTTCGTAGAAGTGGTTGGAACGGTAAAGGTTTGATGGTATTCAAACAAGTGCCAGCTCATATCGAAAGCGACATCATCCCTAAGATGCAATCGCTTCCCCAATCGGCAAAAGACCTTATTCTGAAAGGTAAGGGATTTATTGACTATACAAGCCAGTGTCTTATCTACAACGAGAATACCGGACGCGCTGATTCATGGGTTCCGTCTATCAGTGATGTATTTGCAGAAGATTGGGAGATTGTGGAATGATAGTAACTACCGACATAGGAAACATTCTCTATCGGGACTGCAAGGCTTTCGGAATAGATATAGTGCCTGATGGTGAAACGCTGACGGGTGAATTGAAGTCCGAAAGGATTGTCATCCACACGAAGAAACAACAGCCGGGAAAGTATTGGAAGAAATCTTTTGCAGAAGTGAATCTATGTGTACCCAATTTAAGCGAGAATGAAGCGAACACAATCCGGCTTAACGAACTTGAAAGAAAGGCTGACAAGCTGCTTGATGATGTAGTAAGCACCTATGACGGTACAACCTATCGTTACTCTATCGAATCAATTGGCGCGGAAGCGGATGCAGCTTTGAAATGCCATTACGTGAATGTGAGAATTTTATTTGAAGTAATAAATGTAAAACTATAAGATTATGATTTCAGCAGTAGGAATAAAAAGAATCTTGTTTGCCGATATTGATAAGGTAACGGCAGACATTACCCCCGAAATCGCAAAGACTTTGATTCAAGCCGCTATCAAAGCGAAAGATGAGGTTTTGAATGTACACGGGGAAACGTGGCAGATTGAGGAAACGGAAGCCTCCGTCACTGGGTACAAGAACCAATTAACGGGAAAGAATTACCGTTACGATGATGTGCCGGGAGAAGTATCGCCCGCTTTCTCTATCGGACAATATGACTGGAAGACCAAGAAAGCGTTCATGGGTGGCGATGTTATTCAGGCAACATCTAAAGATGTAGGTTGGAAGCGTGCTTTGGATAAAGTTATTATCAACAAAGCATTGTTCTGTCTGACCGATGATGATGTCTGGTTCATCTTCCCAAAATGCCGTATTGTTTCCCGTGAAGCCAATACGGATAAGGCAATTGCAATCGCTGTAAAAGGCTTGGTGCAGGAACCGGGAATCGAAGGTGTTTCTTCTGAGTATAACTATGAAGAAGGGCAGATTAAAGCTTTGCAGGCATGAACTACAGTAACCATTGTACCTACTCCTTCCGATGCGACCGTAAAGCTGGACGGTGCAACGGTCAAGTCAAAGCAGGTGAATGCTGGGGCTACCGTTCACTATGAAGTGTCGAAAGTGGGGTACGTCACTCAGTCAGGAGATATTAAAACCACTCCTTCTGAAGTTGATACCACTCTTAAAAAAGAGATAACATTGGTAAAAGCACAAGAGTGATAACCGGGGGATGGATATATACCATTCCCCCTTTTAGTTTAAGAATATGAATCAAGCAGCAAAAACGGTTTCTGATGCTTTGTTAGGGCTGGATTTCATGAATGTGGAGATAGGAGGGATGGTTTATACCATTAAACCTCCTACAATTAAAATTATCTGTCGTGCCATTCATCATTTTTCCAATATCGGCATGACTGGAGATAATGTCATGGAAGCTATTAAAGAGCTTCCTGAAGCTACTGAAGATATGCTGAAAGGTATTTCATGCTTCATCTGCGGGAATGATAGTTTGGTCAAAGAATTGGAGAACGGCACTTTTGAAGAAGTCAAAGATGCCTTGGAAGTCTGTTTCTCTATGATGGATATTTCGGCTTTTCAGTGTGTCAGCTCGATGAGGAACGTGTCGATGCTGGCAGCAAGACCGAAACAGTAGGAAACACAACGTTCTTCGGGCAGATAGCCCATTTGATTGACACGCTGCATCTGAGTTATACAGAAGTGTTTGAGATTATCCCTTATCGGAATCTGCTGATGATGCAACGGGATAAATTACGCGCAGTATATGGTGGTCAGAAGGTGAATAGAATCAGTGGTAAGGAATTGGCTAATCGTAGGAAAAAGAAATAGATATGTCAAAATTATATTTTAAGATAGGTAGTGACTGGGAAGAAGTTGTAAGACTTCGTAATGAAATTGCAAAATTAAAGCAGGAGTTAATGAGCATGGATGGCACGCAGACTCCTGCTGCTTTCAAGGCTTTGAATGCCCAACTTGCTGCATCCAACCAAAGATTGGATGAGTTGGTGACTAATGCAGCCAAAGCTGGAGCGGAGATGGAAACGGGATTCAAAAGGAAAATCTTCGATGCTTCCCAGGCCGTGAATGGATTCACAGAGAAGATTCTTGCTCAAAAAGCGGTAGTTAAGGATATTGAAGCGGATGTAAAACGACTTGGGGATGCTTATCGTATAGCATTGAAAAGGAATCCGTTATCAGCAAATAGCAAGTTAGAAGAATACAATGCTGCCCGCAAAGCTCTTGATGAAGAAAAGGCAGCTTTATTTGGATTAACCCAGCAACAGGCAGAAGCACGTCTGTCAGTAAAAAAACTACGTGATGAATACGCCCTTTACAAGGATGACGCAAAAGAGGTTGTAGAAACTAATAATGGTATTGCTATTTCTTGGAAGAAAGCCTTGGCGGTTATTGGTGGTGCTGGAGTACTGAAAGCATTAGGTGCTGAAATGATTCGTGTACGTGGCGAGTTCCAGGCTGCTGACACTGCTATTGAAACTTTATTGGGAAACAAAGAGAAAGCCAATGCCCTCATGTCACAAGTTCGTGAGTTCGCTAAAATTTCTCCGCTTGAATTTTCTGATGTAACAGCAGCCACGCAGATGATGCTTGGTTTCAACATTGAAGCCGAGAAAGTTCCCCGTTATCTACAAGCTATTGGCGATGTTTCTATGGGGAACACACAAAAGTTTAATTCTATGACTTTGGCATTCTCTCAGATGTCCGCTGCCGGTAAACTTATGGGTCAAGACCTCAATCAGATGATTAATGCAGGATTTAATCCTCTGCAAATCATGTCTGAAAAGACCGGTAAGTCTATCGCTACCCTCAAAGATGAGATGTCTAAGGGGGCTATTTCCGCAGAAATGGTTCAGCAGGCATTTATAGATGCTACTTCCGCTGGTGGTCGATTCTATCAGATGTCCGAAAACGCTTCAAAAGAGATAAACGGTCAGCTTTCTATGATGCAGGATGCTTTGGATTCCGTGTTTAACGAATTGGGAACAAAGTCGGAAAGTGTTATCATGGACGGTATTCAAATGACAACTTCGTTGATTCAGAATTATGAAACAGTAGGTAGAATCTTGGCTGGATTAGTGGTTACTTATGGTACATACCGGACCGCAGTGATGCTTGTTACTGCTGCCGAAAGTAAACATACTCTTGTGGAGATTGGACTTACCAATGCCCGTTTATTGGCACGAAAAGCGCAGTTAGCTTTAAACGCTGCAATGCTTACCAATCCTTATGTGTTGTTGGCTACTGCTGTAGTAGGACTTGGAGTTGCAATGTTGGCTTTCCGCGATTCGGCAACAGAAGCAGAAAAGGCACAGAGAAGGTTTAATGAACAGCAAGAAGAAGCTAAAAAGCAAGAAGAAGAACACAAACAGAAGATTGATTCCCTCGTACAAAGTTCTCGTGATATAGCGTTGTCGGATTTACAAAGAGGTCGAAGTTTAGCGGAGTTAAGAAAAGAATACCCTAAGATATTCGCTCAATATGACATCGAAACCATTAAGTTGGCTGATATACTTAAACTAAAGCAACAGATAACGGAAGAAGATGCGAAACGTGCCGGAGAAAAGCAAACCAAGGAACTTTCTAACATTGAATCTGAAATCAAATATTACGAGAATCTGCTGAAAACTCTTTCCGGTCAGCAAGGCGTTGATGGATATGTGAAGAAACTAAAAGAATTGCGTGCTATGCGTGATGTCATGCTGCAAGAAAAAGGCAAAGGCATCTCCGAACAGTTCATTTCCAATCTTAAAGATGTTAATACTAATGAGTTTGACCGCTACATCTCTGAGTTGGAGAAGCGTATCAGAGGAAAGGGGGAAAATGGAACTGTGAAACTTCGTTTGCCTATTGATATTAAGGGTACTTTGTCTGATGAAGCAATCTATAATGTGAAAGACATAAAAACACTTATAGATACAGCAAAATCAGTCAAGCAAACCCGAATTGATTCAGAGAAGAATAAAACTACCTACAAGCAGGATTATGAGAAAGCGAAGAAAGACTGGGATGATGCTAAGAAGAAACTTTCTGAAATAGGAAAGAATAAATCCAAGTTTACTTCAAAGCTGTATGAAGAAGCTAAGAAACGAGTAGAAACAACTGAAAAGGCCTATAAAAATTTGGGCGGTATTACTGGTAGTTCTTTGACCAAGCAGGAAAAAGCTGATGAAAAGCAAAAAAAAGAACAAAAAAAGACAGCCGAACAACTTCTTTCACTTCACCGTCAGAACCAACAGGATGAAATCAACCTGATGAGAGAAGGCACGGAAAAGAAGTTGAAACAGATTGACCTTGATTATCAGAAACAGATTGATGCGATAAGAAAACAGGAGGAAGAATGGAGCAAAGCCGGTAACGGTAAGCTGGCCGACAAGCAGGCACAGAAAATTTCAGAAGCTTATACCAATGCCGAAAGTATGAGAGATAAAGATATTTCCGATGTAACTGAAGGACAGCTGAAAGCCGAACAACAGGCTTTGAACGACTACTTGAAAGAATATGGCACGTTCCAGCAGCAGAAATTGGCTATCGCCCAAGAGTATGCGGAAAAAATAAGGAAAGCACAGGAAGAAAACGGTGTTAATAGTGCACAAGTAAAGTTACTGGAGAAACAACGTGATGTTGCCATACAGAACAAGGAAACAGAAGCCATAAAAGCCAATATAGATTGGGTTACTGTGTTCGGTGAGTTTGGTTCCATGTTTTCCGACATGATAAAGCCCGCCTTGGACGAAGCGAAAAAATATGTACGGACTGACAAGTTCAAGAACTCCGATCAGGCAAGCCAGAAATCATTGATTGACGCCATCAGCCAGATGGAAAAGTCTTTGGGTGGTACAAGTGGAGTCAACTTCAAGAAACTTGGAGAGGATGTAAAAGCCTATCAAATAGCAGAACAGAATCGTATCAGTGCCATAGGGATTGAAACAGCTGCTTTGGAAAGACTAAAGAAATCACAGGATGATTACACCAAAGCGCAGAAGGGCGGAACGGAAAGTGAGAAACAAGCCGCAGCAAACGCTCTTGAAACAGCACGGCAGAATGCTGACATTGCATCCGCCAATGTGAAGACACAGACTGATATCGCCAATCAGGCCCAGCGTAATGTGACTGATACCGCCACCAGACTGAAAGCAAGCATGGAAAATTTGTTGGGAGGCTTGCAGCAGATTTCATCCGGTGGATTGTATAACGCATATAGCGGAATTATCAAAACCGTGAACGGATTCAAGGATGTCATAGGAAAAACGTCAGAATCTCTTAAGGAGGTTCCCATTGTCGGATGGATTCTGTCCATCATTGACGTACTCAAAGACGGATTAAGTGATCTTGTCGGTGGTCTGCTTGATGCTGTTCTGAACGCTGTCAGTGGAATTATCGGTGATGTCTTGTCAGGGGATTTGTTTGTCACAATCGGCAAGTCATTGAGGAACGGCATAGGAAACATCCTGAACGCAATCTCATTCGGAGGCTTCAACTCCCTGTTTGGAATAGGTGGAAACGCCAAGGAAGTACAGGAAACGATAGACAGGCTGACGGACAGAAATGAAACTTTGCAAACGGCCATCGAGGATCTGACTGACGAGATGAAGGCAAGCAAGGGAATGAAATCGGTTGAATCTTACAGGGAAGCTGTAAAGTATCAGGAGGAAGTCAATAAAAACTATCTGCAAATAGCAAAGGAGCAAGCCGGATATCATAAGAGCCACGGCAGCTGGCAGCATTATCTGAAATGGACGGATGAAATGCTGGAACACGCAAGAAAAGCTACCGGCATGCAGGATTTCTCCGGCACCGATTCCTTGTGGAATCTGACCCCCGAACAGATGAAGGCTCTACGGTCGGACGTATGGTTATGGGATATCATGGAATCTTCCGGTAAGGGAGGTTACGGTGAGCGTGTTACCGACAAGCTGGATGATTATATAGAGCAGGCAGGAAAACTGGAAGAACTGACCGACAGTCTTTATGAGGGCCTGATCGGAATGTCATTCGATTCCATGTATGACAGTTTTATAAGCAGTCTGATGGATATGGAGAAGAGTGCGGAGAATTTTGCTGATGACATATCCAAATATTTCATGCAGGCGATGCTGTCAAATGCCATCGGTGAACAGTTTAGTGACAAACTGAGGACATGGTATGATAAATTCGGTGAAGCCATGAAGGATGATGGTACGCTTGACAATAATGAGCGTAAGGAGCTGATGGATGAATACATGGGTTATGTGGACGAAGCCATGAAGCTCCGTGACGAGCTTGCCGCAGCAACCGGATATGACAAGATTTCACAGGAGTCCTATTCCCAATCTTCTTCATCAAGAGGGTTCGGCACTGAAATGACACATGAAGATGCAGGAGAACTAAGCGGTAGGTTTACAGCATTGCAGATTGCAGGAGAAGAAATAAAAAATCAGAATATTATTCAATCTCAATCACTTAATCTACTGACAGTAAAAGCAGATGCTCTACTTTCCATAAATACGGAAACAAGAAATATTGCTGATGATACGAGGAATTTGATAGCGCAATCTTATCTTGAACTGGTACAGATTTCAGAAAATACAGGGGCAATCGTCAAACCTATTCAACAGATGCAAAGAGATATAGCAGAAGTTAAAAAGAATACAGCAAAATTATAGTCTATGGATGAATTATTAATTAATGGCGAAAACGCTTATACAACATGGGGTGTGAGAATGGGAGAGGGGTTTCTTGATGTTATTGGGGCATCCGCTCCCATGAAGGATTTTATTGAGAACAAAAGCCGACTTGAACATGGGAAACGGGTAATAATCAATAATCCTAAAGTCGATGAGAGGGAAATAACTCTTTCGTTCACTATCGAGAGTAATTCTCAGTCTGATTATCAAGCAAAGAAGAAAGCTTTCTTTGATGAGCTGTATAAAGGTGTGGTTGATATTCAGATTCCTGCTAATAGTAGCGAGGTTTACCATCTTATTTATACTGGCAAGAGTGTCACTTACGCACAGAGTTTAGACCGAACTTTCGGAAAAATTTCAGCCAAGTTTAACGAGCCAAATCCGGCAAACAGAAGCTAATTCACGACATTGGTTTTATTGTCGTGTATGTGAGTGCTCAAAATTGGGCACTCTTTTTTTTATCCCCGAACTTTGAAGACATGGAACAAATCGACATCAAAGACATATCCGGTGCTATCCAGCTTACAACTCTGATCAATGAAGGCTGCAAGCGTAAGTTCACTCTGATGAAGGAGGATTACATCATGTTAAAGTTCTCCTTGGATAATCCCATATATTTCAAACTTGGCTCATACGTGGAATGTAACTTCGGATTGTTCGAGGTGTGCGACTTGCAGAAGCCCGCATTCAACACCAATACCGCCGGCTACGATTACGAATTAAGACTTGATGCCTATTACTGGAAATGGAAAAACAAAATCTTCAAATATACCCCGGAGACGACCGGACAGGAGGCGTCCTGGAACCTGACCGCCCCGCTTGACGTACAAGCCGGTATAGTCCTTAGAAATCTGAAAGCTCTTGGTTACACATACAAAGGACAGGATTTTGTTTTCTCCATTGACAGTACGGTAGAGAACAAGTCCCAGTTGATGAGTTACGACAACATCAACATCCTTGACGCTTGTTTTGAGATGGCGAAGAAATGGGATTGCGAATGTTGGGTGACTGAAAACATCATCCATTTCGGGCGTTGTGAGTCCGGTGACGCGGTGGATTTCGAGATCGGGAAAAACGTGCAGGAAATGTCACAGTCAGAATCCCAGTCCACCTATGCCACCCGTATCTACGCTTTTGGTTCCACCCGTAACATACCGGCAGACTACCGCCCCATTGACGAGACCGTGGTTGTGAACGGCGTGGTGCAGCGCAGGCTGATGCTTCCCGAAGGCACTCCTTACATTGACGCTTATCCTGATATGACTACCGAGGAAGCCGTCGAGCAGGTGGTTATCTTCGATGAAGTCTATCCTCGAAGAACAGGCATCATGTCGGATGTCACCACTATCGAAGTGACGGACAAGGTGGAGAATGAGGACGGCACAACCACCGAGGAAAAATGGAATGCCTACCGCTTTAGGGACACGGGTGTTAACTTTTCCGAGAAATATATCCTCCCCGGTCAGGAGCTGAGGATACGTTTCGCATCCGGGCTTCTCAACGGTTTGGAGTTTGCCGTGAAGTTCAATCCTGAGGGAAAGCCGGAGAAATTGGAGGATGGCGGATGGAACCCTGAGGCACAACTTTGGGAGATAGTCAGGAATGAGGACTATGGCAGACCGCTTCCCGGTGATGTGCTCTTTCCCCAGGATGGAGATGAATATGTGCTTTCCGGCTGGGACAGTACGAAAATAACCGAGCTGGGGCTTGTGGGTGCCGCCGAGCAGGAGTTGAAGGAAAAGACTGAAAAGTACGCTGCCAAATCCAAGATAGACCCGAGTACCTATGGCTGCACGATGATGTCAAATGACGCATACCGTGAGGATGGCGTTCATAATTTCTATAGCATCGGTCAAAAGGTCAACCTTATCAACAAGGCTTATTTCGAGAACGGAAGACAGTCAAGGGTTATCGGATTTGAATTCAATCTTGATTATTCCTTTGACTCACCTGTTTATACTGTCGGGGAAACCGCCGCCTATTCCCGTATCGGGGAGCTGGAGGAAAAGGTTGAGAGCCTTACCCTGAAGGGACAGACCTATACGGGCGGTGGTGGCAGCGGTGTGTATGTGATCGGAAGCCACGACTCCACCCCAGCAACAGACCATAACGTGTATTCCGCATTGCGCTCGCTGATCATGTTCATGCGCAAGGATACGGAGGAACGCACCGGTTTCCTATTATCCCTGTTGGGCGGAACCGTCATCAAGAAATACGCCAAGTTCGGTGATTTCGTTACCGGTGTTTCTGGAGGTTACATCGGTGAGGACGCCCGTGCCGAGCTGGAGGCTTTGGTCCTGCGCAGCTCTCTGAGTGTACCAGAACTTCGTTTCAACCGTCAGACCTATTTTGAAGGATATAATACTATAAGTCCCGGCGGAGGGCTGAAGATAAAAAGCTTTGTCGCCAATAGTGACGGCAGCTATACTGTCATCCCTGATCTGGAGGATGGTGTACCGCTGGGACAGAAGCCGGACGATATCCTCCTAGGCTTCTGGCATGACAAAAGCGTCACTACCGGTGACTTTATTGGTTTCCGGAAAATACAGTACCGTATCACTTCCGCAGATTACGACGAGAAGACATTCGTGATGGTTCCGCGTCCCGGATATGAGTTCGTTCCCCATAACGAGATGCGTCTCGGACAGACGGGGAACTTCACCGACAAGGAGCGTCAGACTTATATCATCATAGACGTGCGTGACGGTAACTGCTGCATCACCCTTGTTGACAATGCCAACACCTGGGACCCGGAGCCGGCACAGATGAAGAGCTGGTTCGGCAAGAAGAAGGGTATGACCATCAACGGGATCAACTGCGACAGGTTCTCGGCAGTATTGCAGGATATCATCATGACGGGATTGATTTTTCAAATTGATGAAATTACCGGTAGCACAGTCCGCGTTCCTATCGACTTCCCTAGCTGGGAGCCGGGCAGGAAGTATGCGTATTATTCCCGTGTGCCCCATAACGGTTCCACATGGTTGTGCGTCAATGACAAGGGCACTACTTCCGAGCCATCCGAAAACAATCCGGACTGGCTTGTATCAGCCGCCAAAGGTGACAAGGGTGATCCGGGACTGTCTGTAATAGGTGGCGGTCATTGGGAATCCTCTAAGACCCCATACGAGGTCAATACCATGGTCACTTTGGCGGGCTGTGTTTTTATCTCCAAGGTGAAAACATCCAATCCTCCGATTAAAATTGCAAGGTTCAGGAACGGCAATTATCGAAAGAAAAAGGATGGCGGTTATATCCTTGCCGGGAAATCAGCCGACTGGACCGTGCATGAAGACTGGGAGATGCTGCTGGACGGTCGTGAACTTAAAGGTGAGAGTATCACCTTCTTGGGTGAGTTCGCATCCCATCCGTCCAATCCCAAGGAGGGTGACAGCTACCGAAATACGGCTGACCATTGTACTTACATATACCGGAATGGTTTGTGGATGGTCATGGTCAAAGACGGGACTGACGGTAAGGACGGCAAAGGTTACGAGTGGATCTACACCCGTACCAACATCATCGGCCTTACCCCTGACAAGCCGGATTCGAAGCAGCAGGATGATTATATACCGGAAGGCTGGACAGATGATTTTCTTGGCGTGGATGCAGACCATCAGGTGGAATGGGCGTGCAAACGTGTGAAGCGTGATGGAGTATGGAGTGAATGGAGCACTCCGGCCCCTGTGCACCGTTGGAGTAAGGACGGGGAGTCGAATATCATGGCCGACCTTGACAATGAGATGGTGAGCGTCGCTCTTACCAGTACCGGTGTTACTACTTCCGCACAGTCATGGACTACCCATGTATCCATGTGGTACGGTACCGAGAAACTCACCCTTGAGACTTTAACAGTCAGCACGCCTGCCGGTTTCACGGCAAGCACAAGCAAGGCCACCGGAGCGGTGGCGATATCCGTCGCTGCCGGAAAGTCGGTTCCGGAACAGAATACGGTCACCATCACACTGGCTGCAATGAAGAACGGGCAGCTCTATACCCGTGAACTGACTTTCAAGATAACCGGTGTCCGTGGCGGGGCGGACGGTTCCGATGCGGTAATTTATAGCCTTGTCACTTCGGCCACGATGGTCAGCAAGAACAAGAACGGCGGTTACAGTGTAGCTTCGGTATCCTGCCGGCGTATGAAGACAGTCGGTGCGGTCACTACGGCCACAACGGACGGGGAGTTGAAGTACAGTCGTGACGGTGCGGCCGAGGTTCCCATCGGTGATGGTGTCGGGGTGGCTTCCGGTAATTTTACCAGTAGCTTGAAGTTCGTGTTCTACGTGAACGGTCAGGCGGTTGATGTCGAGACTGTCCCGATGGTTGTGGACGGCAGTGACGGAAAGGATGGTGAGAGCATCACAGCAGCCGGTCATTGGGAATCCGCCAATACTCCGTATGCCAAGAACAGTACAGTATCGTTTGCCGGAGGATCTTACTTAAGCAAGGTTGAAACCTCCAACCCTCCGATTAAAATCGCCAAGTTCAGAAACGGCAGACTCCGCAGGAAAAGAGACGGCGGATACATCCTCGCCGGCAGATCTGCGAACCGGACGGTACATGCGGACTGGCAGGAGATGGTTGCTCCCGTCGGACCGTCGGCATCCTACTGGCTGGACAGTCCTGTCAGCGTGATCAACTTCACTTCAACAGGCACGCCATCCCCGTCTGGATTCCTTGTCACTTGCAAACAGAATGTGGCAGGCAATGTAAGCACGTGCAGCACGCTTTATCTGGCTGCACGCAAATACAACGGAAGCTGGCTGGCTCATGTAGGTGCGACACTGAACAGCCAGATATCCGTACCTGCGACAGCCGGATACACCCAGTTTGCCGTCCGGGCTTATAAATCAGCTTCCGATGCTGCTGCTTGGAATGACAATTATGTGGCCGAGAAGGGTGTGGGTGTTGCAAATGATGGTTCCATAGGAGCAACAGGAGCTACGGGTGCGTTCCCTTATGACAGAGGTGTATGGGCTTCCGGACAGACATACGTATGGAATGCAAAACAGCGTGACAAGATCATTCACAAAATAGGTGAAGTTTATTACAATTTTCTTGTGCGCAACTATGGAAGTTCTGTATCAGCGGCTCCTACATCCGCTAACGGAGATTCCAACTGGGAAGCCATGCAGAAATACAAAAGTCTGGTAACCGACATATTCCTTGCTGATAAGGCGAACATAGCCGGATTTATGTTCAAGTTGAACGGATACACATCGGACGGGGCACCTTACGGTATCATGCAGTCACAGGACAGCACTAACGGCCAGCCTAATCTGAGGATGGACACAAAGACCGGAGAGATTCTTTGTCAGAAAGCGAATATCACCGGGACTATCATAGCGACAAAGGGGACAATTGGCGGATTCAATATCGGTAATAATTTTATCGGCAGCACTAATATGTCGGCTGTAAATGTTGATAATTTGTTGCTGCAATACGACAAATTTGAAATGAAATACGAACGGTTCCAGTCAATAGACGGACATTTATACCAAGGTATTTTGGATACAGTAATTAGAAGTGGAAGTATAACTGTATCATCAACCGGGGATGTTTCAACAGCGAATGATGCTCTGTATGTAAGATGTGGAAGTTATATTTTTTCAGTCGGGCGAAACGGAATTCGCAAGTCAACGAATGGAGGAAGTACCTGGGTGGATTTATAACATTTAAAATATTAAAGTATGAGAATAAATTTTGCACAATTTCCTATTTACGACGGGATTAAGAAAGAAAAACTGATAGCCAACAACATCACTGAGGCCTACGGTGACTGGATATACAAGAACGTAGCGGGTTTGAAGGCGCATCTCCTTGCTGAGAAGATATTCAAATCTACTGCTGAAGGTGTCGAGATTGACGAAGAAGAGGTGGATATCATAAGACGCTCCACCTCCATGCTGCCCGGTCTGCTGGCTGATTCTTTGAATGATTATTTAGATAAAAAGGAGGAACAACATGAAAAAGGTATATTGTAACAACCTTCTGGCAAAGGTGCTGCTTGCGTTCAGTTCTTGCCATACGATAACAATCGGTCCGTTTGTTTTAAGCAAGCGACCGGAAGAGAAAATCACTCAGGAAGTGAGAAACCATGAGTGTACCCACGCCCGTCAATGGGTTGAGATGGCAGTTGCCATCGGTACAGTTATCTGGATCTTGCTGTTGTGTTTTGACCTTTCCGCCTGGTGGCTGGTACTGGCCGGGCTGGCATTCTATCTCTGGTATGGTGTGGAGTGGCTGGTCAGGGCGGTACGGTTGAAGGATGCCGGCAGGGCGTATAAGACGGTATCGTTTGAGAGGGAGGCATATTCCAACGAGGATGATCCGAATTATATTGAGAACAGTAATTATTTTGCATGGGTGAAGTATTTGTTTTAATTTTAAAATTTGCATTATGGACTTGAATAATATAGTTGGCTTTAAAGCTGTGGATAAAAACGGCAACGAACGACAGGTGACCGTCGATGAGATGACAGAATTAGTTTCCGCACGGATTGTTTCCGCTGCATCAGAAAAATCAACATTTGCTGCCGCTGCGGCAGCCGGAACAGATGAGTTTGAGGACCAGTTGCCCCAGTCCGACACCTTCTCTTGGCTCCGTACTTTGGACGGTTCCAAGAACCCAACTTTGACATCTTCTTCGGCTGCCGCGAAAGTCCTGGGAGAACTGATAGGGATTGCTACGAAAGAAA